ACTTTTAGTAATGCAGCAGCGAATGAAGCAAGAGATAGAATACAAAAAGAATATCCAACATATGAATTTGAATGGATTTGTACTATGCACTCTATGGGTACAAAGAGACTTGGTATAGATACTAAATCACAACTATTAAAAGATAGTAACTGGAATGCATTTAAAAATAAATATGGTCATACTGATTTACATTTTGAAACTGTACAACATGAAAATGGTTTTAATGAATATAAAAATCAATACATGAAGATAATAGAATATGCACGAGCTAGAAAAATAGATGACCTACAAGATGCAGCAATAGAACTAGATTTGATAGACTTTATAAGTATTCCGTTATTAGAACAAATTAATCAAGACATAATTGATTTTAAAAAAGATTACACCATGTATGAATTTTCAGACATGATTTCCAAGTTTGTTGAGAAAAATCTATGTCCCTCCCTCGACGCCGTTTTTCTCGATGAAGCCCAAGATCTGAATCCCTTGCAGTGGGAAATGTTCTTTTACATCGAGTCCTGTTGTAAAAGATCATACATTGCAGGGGATGACGATCAGGCTATTTACTCTTTTCAAGGGGCAGACCCTAAGACTTTTATAAATCTACAAGGGGTAATGGACCCACAGATTATATCAAGACGAGTACCTAAAGCTGTGCACAAAGTTGCATTATCAATTTTAGATAACATTGATGAAAGAAGAATTAAAGAATGGGAACCAAGAGATGCAAAAGGTAAAGTTATAGATAACTTACAAATAGAAGATATTGATTTTAGTAAAGGTCAATGGATGATTTTAACTAGAACGAATGAACAAATGAAAAATCTGGTGCCCATACTACAAGAAACTGGATATCGGTTTGATTGTAAATTTAATGATCTGTTGCCCATAGAAGTTATTAAAGCAATTAATGATTGGAATAGATTGAATAAAGGCGCAAACATATCCGGCGATGAAGCAAGAAACATTTATGAATATTTAAAATATGAAAATGGAGATGTGAAGTACGGATTCTCTAGTGGCAAGTCTCTAGCATCTGTAGATTCTATTGACATGGATGAACTGAGAATGGATCATGGACTCAATGCTCATGGTGACTGGAGTGTTTTAAATTTTAAAGACTACCAAAAAGATTATATCCAGGAACTCGTGGCGAGCGGCGAGGATCTAGGCAAACCGGCAAGAATAAAACTGTCTACGATACATGCAGTTAAAGGTGAAGAAGCTGAGAATGTTATTTTATTTACAGATTTAGAAAGAATTATTTACAACGCAGCTCAAGTAAATAAGGACACTGAACATAGATTATTTTTTGTTGGTGTGACAAGAGCAAAAGAAAATTTATTCATAATGAATCAAGGTTATGAATATCAATATAACATAGGAGAAGAAATAATATGACAAGTAAAGACATGTTTGAAAGTGCATTTCCACAAAATAAACAGATAGGCGGGAATCACTACAAAGACTTTCACATTCAACCGTATGAATTTATTTCAAAAAACGATCTTTCTTTTTTTCAAGGAAATGTAATTAAGTACGTGTGTAGATATATGAATAAAAATGGTATACAAGACTTGGAAAAAATTATTCACTATTGTGAATTAGAAATTAAAAAGATGAAAGACATGGGTAAAAAGAAGTGAATCCGATTGCAGTTCATGATCTGTGTTTTTACACATTAACAACATATTATTTTTGGAGTAAACTGGTATGATTTTTACAGCAGCAACAGAATGGACATGTCCAGAAAATTTTCCTGATTTAAAAGATGCAAAATATATTGCTATTGACTTAGAAACTAAAGATCCAAATTTAAAATCAAGAGGCTCCGGTGCAGTTATTGGTGAAGGTGAAATTATAGGTTTTGCATTAGCAGTAGATGGTTGGTCTGGTTATTATCCGATAGGACATAGAGAAGGTAATTTAGATAAAAGAATTGTTATTGATTACATAAAAGAAGTTTGTGCAACAGATGCTGTAAAAATATTTCATAATGCAATGTATGACGTATGTTGGTTAAGATCATACGGTATAAAAATTAATGGACATATTATTGATACAATGGTCATGGCATCATTGATTGATGAAAACAGATTATCATACACACTAAATAGTATTGCTTATGAATATTTAAGAGAAGTTAAAGATGAAAAAGGATTAAAAGAAGCAGCAGAAGCTGCTGGTGTAGATGCTAAATCAGAAATGTATAAACTTCCCGCAATGTATGTAGGTGCTTATGCAGAAAAAGATGCAGAGTTAACTTTACAATTATTTAAAAGTTTATCTGCAGAAATAAGAAAACAAAATTTATCTGAAATATTTGATTTAGAAACAAATCTATTTCCTTGTTTGATTGATATGAAGTTTAAAGGTGTAAGAGTAGATGTTGAAAAAGCTCATCAACTAAAAAAACAGTTAACACAACAAGAGCAAGCATTGCTGTTAGATGTAAAAAAAGAGACAGGTATTGAGCCACAGATATGGGCTGCAAGAAGTATTGCCAAAGTTTTTGACAAGTTAAAGTTACATTACGAAGTATCACCAAAAATACAGGCTCCATCATTTACTAAAAATTTTCTGTCTGAACACAAACACCCTTTAGTACAAAAAATTGCAAAAGCAAGAGAAATAAATAAAGCTCATACAACTTTTATTGATACAATTTTAAAACATGCACACAAAGGTAGGATTCATGCAGACATAAATCCAATACGATCTGATCAAGGTGGAACTGTTACAGGACGATTTAGTTATTCTAATCCTAACCTACAACAAATTCCTGCAAGAAATAAAGATTTAGGTCCTATGATTAGAGGTTTATTTATACCAGAAGAAAATTGTACTTGGGGTTGTTTTGACTATTCACAACAAGAACCAAGACTCGTTGTACACTATGCAGCAACAACAGATCCAATTATGTATGATGATTCTGTTGCAGACATTGTTAAAAAATTTGAAAGTAATTCTGTAGACTTCCACCAAACTGTTGCAGACATGGCAGGAATATCTAGATCACAAGCTAAAACAATTAACTTAGGTTTGTTCTATGGTATGGGTAAAGCTAAACTTCAAGCTGAATTAGGTTTATCAACTAAAGCAGAAGCAGAAAATTTATTTAATCAATATCATGAGAATGTTCCATTTGTAAAAGATTTGATGACTATGACATCTACTCAAGCTCAGTTTTCTGGATCAATAGGTACATTACTAGGACGAAGATGCAGGTTTAATAAATGGGAACCTAATACTTTTGGTATGCATACACCTATGAGTTTAGAAGAAGCTGAAAGAACTTATGGACGAGGTAGAATAAAAAGAGCTTTTACTTACAAAGCTTTAAATAAATTGATCCAAGGTAGTGCCGCTGATATGACTAAAAAAGCCATGTTAGATTTATATAATGAAGGGATTATACCGCACATTCAAATACATGATGAATTAGATATATCTATTGAGTCTGAAGAACAGGCTAAAAAGATAATTGAAATTATGGAGAATGCTGTTAAGCTAGCTGTCCCAAATAAAGTTGATTATGAATATGGCAATACTTGGGGTGAAATACATGGGTAAATATTATGGCATATTTAAACGCGAACGTTCCTCCTATTTATTGCAAAGTAAGGAAGGAGTATCTTTATGATCTTAAAAAACATCAGGGAGAGTCTAGTGACTGCGTTATCTTTGGTCTTGTCTCTATATCAGGTCGTGCGCTCTTATTTAATATTATGCTACCCAACGGTGCGTGCTATTGGCGTTTGCCTATCTCAGCGTTTTTCCAAAAACATCTTTCTAGATCCGAAGTGCCAGATATGTCAATCGACGAGTTGGAGTTGTGGAATTGTTTTAGCTATTGGCCTAGCGTGCATTGCTTTGATTGGTTGGCTGGTATAGATGGTAAATATCTAGGAAAAGATAAAAAATTTTATCATGGACAGTATTTATTTACAGTTGACTGGGCGCATCCAGAGACTAATATACTCAATGTTGAGCATTCTGAAATTCCTCAAGAGCATAAGTGTGCGCACATATTGGCTCTTGATAATGGTAATTACGCAGCTCAGCCTAATAATCGCATTCTGTGGCATGTTAATTCATACACTACTGATAACAGCTGGCCTGACTATACGGTACAGAATACAGTTTGGGATTGTGAAGGCTCGGACTGGGTTACAGAAGATT